AATTGTGTGTGCGTATGTGACAGATGGAGACTTGAATATGCACATAAATGCCAATGCAATCTTGAGAGAATTGCTTTGGTATAAAGATGGGTATAGACGAGGCACGCCAGTTACGATCATTCCAGAACATAGTTATCAAATCGAAGAAGTGTTGAACGAACCTTTGCCAGCGGACACAAGGCAAGTAGTCATACGAGATCCCAAAGGCTGCAAGAATCTGGAGTTCATACGCAATTTCCCGAATGTCATGAAAGCACTGGATGATTGGTTGGAAAACAATCGATCAGGCACATTGACATTCGATGGGTTTTATAGTGACAAATACACTTTTAAACCAAGGATCGTTGAATTCCAGTACCCCGAAGAACGGGGTGTCGGTATGCAAGAGGGCACGTACAGACACGTTACGACCAGAACTCATCTCCCAAGAACGGAGATAGAGAGCATCAAGGAGATGCACCGGGCAAGGGTGCCAGAACGGTTCGCAGCAGAATTAAGCTTCAAGGGTTTGTATTCGGAACAGAAGCCTGATTTGCCCCAGTATCGGAAGGACGCACAAATGGTCTGGAAGAAAGCCGCAAGACAACAGCAAATGCCACATCGGAAATTGGTGAGGCACTTGCCAAAACGAGGCGAGCCAGGTTTTGGAGATCGAATAGACGTTTACATGCCGGATATGATGAATTTGGGCCTTGATCAAAAAGCAAGTGACAGCGCATCGTTTCAAGCAGGATTGAAACAAAGGGTGCGCATTGGTACTTACTTGGAGAACATGGAGGAGATTGCAAATTCAGACATGTATGGTATCGCCTTGTTCGAAGCATTTTGCAAATGCGCAAGTTGGGATCCGAAAGAAGTCAAGAAGTTGACTTATGAAGAACGTGAACGGTGTGTAATGAAATTTAACGACCGACGAGCAGACAGAAGCGACGCACTGAAGCAAATGAGTTTGAACCGTAGTGAACCAGACTATATGGATTTCTTGAGCGCAAAAACGCAATTCAAGATGAAAGAGCCAGAGCACCATAAAGCAAAGGGTTTACAACCAATATTCATAAGATCAGATGAGTATTTGTTCAGATTCGGGTGGATTGGAGTGCGATTGTTGGATGCTATTATGAATGACTTACCAGAGACGATATATATACACGCACAGAAAACCATCGAGCAATCAAAAGCTTGGTTCAAAAAGATGATGAGCGGAGTGGAAATGCATGAGATGTTGGACATGTCCGGGTTGGATGGAACAGTCAGAGGTGGCGCAATCAAGATGATGGTCAAGTTTATGGACCGTTATGACATACCACAAGAAGACATTGATTTCTATGTGCAAGATAAAGCCAATTTCCATACAAGAACAAAACATTTGGCTTTAATGACCTTGTCGGGTGAAATCTTCACATATCTAATTAATACATTATTTTGCATGGCAAGAGAAATGTTGAAATATGATATGCCACCCGGGTATTTGATCGCAGGAACTGGCGATGACATCGAACGAGAAGCAGGGTTGCCAGTGTCAATCAACTGGAAATTGTATGAGGCACAGGATTATTGTGTGGAAAAACGCTTCCAAAGTGATGTTGGAGAATTGGCATCATTTAAGATCAAGAATGGAATTCTATACAAGGATCCTATCATACTGTTTGGCCGTTTGCTTGCGCAAATTGAACGTGGGAAGGTTGATGATGTAGCATTGGG